AAAACCATTTGTGTATTATTTGAATAAGTTGGTATTTAGCGATACGATGAAATATGTTTTAGCGAGTTATCCACCTTCATACGGAAAGACATTTGTGTTGAATTACTTTAGTGCGTGGAGTTATGGTGTTAAATATGACACAAGCATTTTAAGGATTTCATATTCGGAAGATTTAGTGAATTCTATGGCGAGAAGTATTAAGGACTTAGTTTCAAGTGATTTGTTTAGTGAAGTGTTCCCTAATTTTAAGATTCACAAGAATAAACCGTTTGATAAAGAGAAAGAGAATGAATGGTTGCTTAAAGGTGCGGATGTTAGAACATCACATTATGCGAGAACACGAGAAGGTGCGATTACGGGTGTGAGAGCGAATTGGGCAATTATCATTGATGATATTACTAAGGGAGCAACGGAAGCCACTAATTCACTTTTACATTCACAGTTGTATGACAAATGGAATAGTGAATGGATGAATAGACGTGATGGACATTCAACGAAATATATCTTTGCTGGGACAATGTGGTCGCCAGATGATATTTTGAATAAGATTGCTGATGATCAAGATAAAACATCTCCATTAAAACCAAGCAAGATGTTCAAACATTGCTTAGAGAGTGAAGATGGGGAAACGGTTGTGATTAGAATGCCATTGCTTGATGAGAATGATAAAGTTACTTGTGAGAGCGTGATGACACAAAAAGAAGCATTATCATTAAGAGAGCGAATGGATGAATATTTGTTTAGTTGCGTGTATCAACAACAACCTATCGCACCAACAGGGTTAGAATTTGCTTATGAGAACTTACAAAAGTTTCAAGAATTACCACCAGAAATATCCACTTATGCTTATGCGGTGCTTGATCCAGCGAGAAAAGGTAAAGATAACGTGTCAATGCCGATATGTAGGGTTGATGATGATGGTAAGCACTATGTGATTGATGTTTTGTTCAAGAAACAAGCGATGAGCGAATTATATGATGACATTGTTGATTTGATTATTGAGTATAAAGTAGTCAAATTGGTTGTTGAGAGCAACATTGATGTGTCATTAAGGTATGTTTTAGAGAAAAAGTTGGAAGAAAAGAATTATGATATGTGTGATATTATTGAAAAGTTTAGCACACAGAACAAAGAACAACGAATTAGTGCGAGTAGGGGGATTATTTTAAGAAGAATGTCATTTAAGGACAAGAATAATTACTCTAAGAATAGCGATTATGGGCGATTTATGGAGAATTTAACGAGATATTCGTTTGATTATGCTAATAAACATGATGATGCTCCAGATAGTTGTGCTTTATATTCAACAGAGATTATCTTAAATGGTGCTAAGGTCAATAAAGTCAAGGCGATTGATCGAAAATCATTAGGATTTTAATGTGTACAAGGGGTGTTTATGAAAGTATGTTACATTTTATATGTAAAAGTATGTATTTTATCAAAAAAGGAAGGTAGTACGAAAAATGTCGGCATTTGAGAAAAGCGGTATTACGAAAAAGATGATGAATTCGGTTACTTTTGGGCGAAGAGAACTAAGTACACGTTATGAAGAAGATGATTTAAATCAACAAGTAGTTGGCGAAATCATTGAGAATATCCTTCCTTTACACATTGATAACGTGAATGAAATTAACTACCTAAAAGGGTATTACAAAGGCAGACAAGACATCTTTGGTAAGGTTAAGAATGTTAGACCAGAGATTAACAACATGATTGTTGAGAACAATGCTTATCACATTGTTGAGTTTAAGAAAGGTTATGTGTTTGGCGATCCTATTCAATACGTTCAACGAAGTGATACTGAAAAAGAAGAATTAGATTTGTTTAATCAGTATATGTATCAAAATGCTAAGGCATCAAAAGATAAAGATTTAGCCGAAGATATGTATGTCGCTGGTGTTGGTTATCGTATTGTGCTACCAAAAGATAAATTGCCATTTGGGTTATACAACTTAGATAACACTAACGCATTTGTGGTTTATTCTAACAACATTGAAAAGACTAAATTGATTGGTGGTTTCTTAACACAACTAAGCGAAGATACTTACAAGTGTATGTGTTACACAAGAGATGTGGTTTATACTTACACGATTGAGTACAAGAAAAGAAGTAAGAATACGGTTGTTGTCAAATTCAATTCAAGTGTTCCTAACCCACTTAAAAAAATCCCTATTGTTGAATATAGACTAAACAAGAGTAGATTAGGTATTGTTGAATTAGTGAAGTCAATGTTAGACACATTAAACTTCATCACGAGTTCCGATATTGATGATATTGAGCAATTCGTTCAATCACTCTTAGTATTTGTGAATCAAGACATTGATAAAAAGACATTGATTGAGTTATTAGAAATTGGTGCGTTACAGATTATGAGTAATGATCCTAAGAAACCAGCCGATGTCAAGATATTAACCAATAAGATGTCGCATAGTGAAACAAAAGTCTTGTATGATAGAATCTATGTCAATATGCTAACGATTGCTGGTGTACCTAAGATGAGTGATAAAGCAAGTCAAGGCGATACTGGACAAGCGAACTTAATTGGCGAAGGTTGGACAATGGCAGATGAACGTGCTAAGCAAGATGAGTTAGCGTTCAAGGAAAGTGAAAAAGAAGTCATTGAATTAGCATTAGATAATTGCAAAGTTAAGACATCAAGTAAGATTAAAGTATTAGATTTAAGCGATATTGAGATTAAGTTCACAAGAAATCGTAGCGATAATATGTTAGTCAAGACACAAGCATTGATGAACTTACAATCAGCACAAGTTGCTCCAGAAGTTGCGTTTACGGTTATTGGGTTATTTAGTGATCCTAACGAAGTTGTAACACAAAGCAAGTTATACTATGGCGAAAGTTTCTGGAAACAAGATGGTAAAGAAGAAGGTGTTGATGCAGTAGATGTTGTTCAACAAGAACAAGTATAGGGGTTAAATTGTCCTAAGCAAGACGATATAAAAGGCTTAGACAATAGTCATGCAGACTAAAAATGCGTTCCTTCAACAATTAGTGTAGTTCACTTAAAAAACTCTTTGAAAGGAGAATATATGGGTTTATTAGAAAAGGTTATTGAGATTATTGGGGATGAAGATAAAGCAAAGGAAGTTGTGTCTAATTTAGGGCAATTCATGATACCTAAAGACCAATACAACAAGAAAGTGCAAGAGTTATCATCACTCAAAGAAGAATTAGGTGCTAAGAACGAAGAATTAGAAAGCATTAGAGTTAGTTCTATGTCAGAGCAAGAGAAACTAAAACATGAATTTGACAAAGCAAACCAACTCAAGAGCGAGTTCTTACGAAAAACAGCACGATTAGAAGCAGAAACATTGTTTGTTCAAGCAGGTTTAAATCAAGAATCGTACAATGACATTATTGATGGATTAGTACATGAAGATTTAGAACAAACTAAGAAAATGGTAGGTGGTGTCATTAGTGTATTAACAAAAGAGCGAGAAAAAGCAATCGCTACTACTAAAGAAGATGTGATTAACACTACACCTAAACCCAACAATGCTGATGGCATTGAAACAAAACCTGTACAAATTAAAAGATTCATTTAATCAAGTTATGTCGCATAAATCAAGCGACACGAAAGGAAACATTAAACTATTATGACTATTAGACAAGACGCATTATCCATTAAGAAAATTAACGGAACAGACGAAGCCGAATTGGCTGTTGTACAAAATCAAATTATTGAGAATGTTGAACGTTCAGCAATCTCTGTAATGCTTAAAAATCAAAACCTATCTGGAAATCCACAATCAGGTTCAGTAGAAACTAAACGTTTCCGCAATAGTGCTTCCGCTGCTTATGGAACTGCACGTGCTGCTGGTGCTGGTGTAGATGTTCGTGAAGATAAGGTTGTTATCTATCTTGATCAAGATAAAGAAATCGTTGAAGAAATTGAACACAAAGACGTAGTTGCATACGGTGTTGCTGATATGTTAAGCAGACGTTCACGCAATCACTCTGGTTCTATGATTCGTGAATTAGATCGTGCCTTCTTCTCAACAGCGGTTACAGGGGGAACTTTATTTACCCCTACCGTAGGTGCTACAACTCTTAAAATGAAAATTGATGAAGCCTTAGTTGCTCTACAAACAGTTTCTAACAACTTTGTTGATGGTGTTGAACTTGAGGATATTCGTTTAGTATTATCAGTTGCTGGACACAGTTTATTGAAGAATGAAATCATCACTCTTGAATCATCTCATATTACTACTGCTGATGGTGCTGTTGGACTATATGCTGGTGTACCAGTTTATGTTACTAACCGTTTACCTTCTGGAACACAAGCAATCCTAATGGTTCGTGATTCTATTGCTCAACCAGTTCTATTTGAAGAATACAAGGTTGAAGAAATCCCATTATCAAAAGCAGTTGGAGTTTCACTATTCTACACTTATGGAACTAAAGTAGTTACTCCAGAATTAGTATTACACTTAGCAGTTTGATTTTAGAAAGAAAGATGGGTAGGGTGTTTCAATACACCTTACCTATTCGTGATTAACTATGATTGTTAAAAAAGGCAACGTAGAGATTAGCATTAGAAGTGAAGATTATCCTAAGTACAAAAGAGCAGGTTGGGTATCAAGATACGAGCGAAATCCTAAGAATACAAGGAAGAATTATCTTAAAAGAAAGCAGAAAGGAAGTGAACAATAATGTATTTAACACAAAGCGATCAACTCACATATCTAAAAATGCTATTAGGCATTAGTGGAGATGGCGAAGATGGAACATTACAACAACTCTTAGATATTGCCGAGAATATCGCAATACAAAATGTATTTCCTTATGCTCAACACTTTGAAGATTTAGAACTTCCTACACAGTACAATTTTTGGGTTATCTTAGCAGCAAAAGAGTTGTATGATAACAAAGACATGAATAGTTCTTACTTTCAATATAGTGAGAATGGAATTGCCTACACCGCTAAAGGAATGACTGGTATGTTAAGCACTGGGTTAATCTCACAACTCATACCTAAAGCGAGTGTTCCAAAATGAGTGTTGTCAAAGGAATAGCAAAAGTTGATTTCTATTATGCTAAGTTCTTGAACACAACCAATGGTACTTATGGCAGACCTACAAGAGTATATGATACACCGATATTACTATCGTTCAATGTCAAACCTACAACAGATAAATTTGACTTCTCACTTTATGGAGAAAGAGTTACACGAATGTTAAGAGCGGTTATCCCTAATACGCAAGAGAATAGAGAGTTGTTTACCGAAGGTAGTGTTGCTTATTTTGATGGTAGAACACCATTAAATGAAGTTGCTAACGGAGATAATGCTAACTATTATGTAGTAGGTAAACGTGCTTATAATCACTCTCTACACATCTTATTTGAGAAGTTTGGAAGTGAGAATTAGGTTATGATACAGATTGAAAATCTTGATGAAGTCTTAAAGACATTAACGGATAGTATCAATCGTGTTCAAAAAGCAGTTGAAGGAATACCAACCAACTTAAAAGAAGATTATCTAACGTCAGTGCCTAACTTAATGGGTAAGAACGCAAATGATATTGTTACTCAAGTTGATGTTGATACAAGCGTTGGCGAGATCGTTGGTTCAAACGTA